CCCATCTTGCGTGGATGCTCCTCCTGTTGGTGATACATATGAATTTGGCATAATTAAGTTTCCTATTTTTTTTTGTTAAACGATTGATCCACCACTGATTAGAAGTGGTGCTGAAAATGCTCCTATGTCAGGGTTATTAAAACCCTGACGGACTGGTAAACCATTGGGGTCTTTTTCATCCCCGTCCCCCGTGATGACTGAATAATATTTAGAACCACTGAGAATCTCTATGTCAGGTTCTGCAGAGTCTTCTGAGACTGAAAGGCCAACTGGAATTGCAAATTTTCCTGCTGAGTTTATGACATTTAAAGTCCCGTCAGCATCTGATGCTAACATGACTGACTTGGTAGGATTATCTACTACCAGGAAAGATTGACTGGGAAATGCTCCAATATGTGGGTTAGTCGTTCCCCTTAGTTGCTCGGCACCTATTGCTAATGGTTGCCAGGAACTGGAATTATCCCCGTCCTCCCGTAAGTACTTAGTTCCACCTGTTTCACCTGTGCTTAATACTGCACTACCTTCAACTGCACTGGATATTCCTGTCAGGTTGGATCCATCTACGACAGGTAATTGTCCTGAAGCATTTAACTGGACAACATTGTTTGCCTGGTCCCCTGCATCCTTCGTGGATGCAGTGCCCAGGGAACCACTTAGTGTTCCAAGACTAACCTGGGTGGCCCGTAAATTAATTAATCCTTCCAGGGATGTTTTCTCAGTAAACAGACTAACCTGTGTGGCCCGTAAATTGATTAAACCATTTAAACTTGCCTTGTCGGTTGCCAAACTAACTTGGGTGGCCCGTAAGTTGATTAAAGCCTGTAATGCACTTTTGTCCGTTGCTAAACTAACTGATGAAGCACTACCACTTACATCTGCATTTGCCAGGGATACTACCCCTGTCTTACCTGCTACCGATTGAACGGGGGCCTGGCCCATTAAGTTAGTTAGGGTTACCTTCTTGGTTGTCCCACTGGGAGAACCTGAAGTGATAGTGTCAGAAATATCTGTGACAGGAAAAAAGTCCCCTGAAGCAGGGATATTTAATATATCTAATTCGCTTATTTTTTTATTTGCCATTTTATTTAATTTTCAAGTTCAAGAAATTGCCCATCTTCACACCTCATAAAGTCATTACCCTCCTCTAGTTCCAGTACATTACCAGGTTCAACCTGTATGGTTGAATCAGGGTCACTATGACCAATGTGTAAATGTATCCCTAAAGGCATTTTACTTCCGTATTAATAGGCATTTTCCACTTGCCAAGGTCAGACTGGTGATGGGCATATAAATGACCTGTCCCTGGGAAAACTCGGTCCCGTCAGAAATAAAGTCTGCTGAATTTTCCATTGGTCCCGTTATGGCACCAACTACTGAGTCAGTGGTAAATTGAACTGCAGAAAATTCTCCTGTTGTTGCGTTTGTGTGGTTAACATAAACGCAACCATTGGATCCCATTGAATTTGCGATATTGATAGATGATAAGCCCATGATTTATGTGGTTTGGAAAATTTGCCTGGATTGTGAGTTAGTATAATAGGTCCCAACGAGGGGAGCATTTTGGTTTTGTGTTCGCTCTACCCTATCGATCTGACGGAGTAAAAATTCTTCACTGCGTTGCTCCTCTACACCTGCTTTTTCGTAATTCCCGTCTCCCCTAAAAAACGAAGATAAAATTGCAGATGCTAAGTATGCTTCTAAAAATTCAGGTATGTTAGTTGACGAATCGGTGTAAGGAACAAATGCAGTTTTTTCTAAAATGAAAACACTGCTATTGGGATACCTGGGTTGCAGGGCAATTTTGTCACCCATTAAAGTGTAATTTATTGTGTTCGCAGATATATCCACCCAGGGGTTTTTATCGTACACTGCTAAAACATCACCAGTTATTGAACTGGTGATATTAGTGAACCCCCCTGATGAAGAAACATTATGCTCGGTAACACTTAAAAGTTCAGGCCATTTTGCCCTGTGCCATGCATCTTTTGCATGGAGGTTCAAACTGCTTAAAAAGAAAAACTTGTCCGTTGCATCCAGGGTTTGTAACCCTGCCTGTGCCTGGAAGGTCTGCTCTAATTCATCGTAGGTCATTGACTACCTCCCTGCCCTGGTAAAACAACTTGACTGGATTGAGAAAACCCGTGACGGGCAAACTGACTCCGTGGCCTTTCACTTACAATCTTGTGGCGAAATTGTCTGCCAGTGTTTTCTATTTTATTAATTGAGTCCTGTAGAATTTTGTCAGCATATTGCTCTTCTAAAATTGCTTTCTGATTTTGCCCGTCTGACTTTAAATGGTCAACATAGGCCCCGTAAATTACATAGTCGTAAACGCAACTTGGAATGGTGCCTGTGTCCACTGAACCATAACCACAAAACCCTGTTGCCCCCGTGGAACTGACTGAATTTGACTGAAGATATGCTTTATCTTTTTTGTACGACACATAAACATTGGTCCCACTCAGATTAGCAGACCCTAGACCAGTTCCACTTATTATCTTAACTGCCGTGTTCCCATATGAGTCAGTATCTACCAGGAAAATATATTCACCAGGGTTTAAGTTGGTGGTTGGGTCCTGTTTATGAATCCGTAAAACATTATCTGCCCAGGTGCTTAAATATGCCCCCGTTGCAGGTTGAGAGTCATTGGTTGTAATGAAGTTTGAAGTTAGTGAAACTAATTCACCAATGGCACAAAAATCAGGCCATGCATATGCATCAAATGCCTGGGAAAACCTGGTCTTTAAATTTGCACTGAAAACTGAATCGTCATGGGTGTTCAAAGTATCCAGGCCAAGCAGGGCCTTATACTTATTTTTCCCATCTACGATAGTTTCAGTAAGCATCAATCAGGTTGGATACGGCACTCAGGATTATCCCTCATAAACGAGTCCCTACTGCCTTTGTCATCCCAAAATCCAGGGTCATTTTGTTCCATTCTTACGAAGGTTGTTAGGTCAATTGCCCCTGTTGGTTTCATGTTTTTTAAACTAGTTCCCTTCAGGTGTTCATTGTCCTTGGCAACCTTGCGTTGCCTCTTCATGTAGTTCTGCTTTTCGTAATATGCAGTCTTATTATTTTCCCTGGCAAGATAATCATTTAACTCATTATCTGACATGGATTTTTTAGGTCCTCGGATTATTATATTTAAACTCATAATGTAAAAAAGGGGGGTCCTTTACCCCACGAAAAAGACCCCCCATGATTGACCAGGATAACTACAAACCTGGTCAAAAATTAAACAATTGAACCAAGGGGTTTACCTGCCGAAGTAGGTGTGAGGGTCAACATGGTACGAACCATTCCCCGTTTACCTGCTCCGTCAATATCCTCAAGGTCAATTGTGCGAATGTCTTCAAGAAAACGAACAGAAACATGATTATCACTGGGGATAATATATGCTCGGTTACGGGAAGCAGTGTTAAGTGCCCCACCTGAAGTTCTACCATTAAGTAAGGTAGGAATCAGATATACACGACCCCAGTCACTGATATACTCCTGGACCTGCAATTTGAGTACCCCGTCACCAACATTTTGAGTAAGTTGGAAAGAAGGATTGTCGCTTGCAACACTGGTACGAGTCATATCTGCTACCTGGTTAAGGACGGAAGGTCCACCGACCAACTTATAACTGCTTGCTGACCCGTGTTGTTCAAATATTGCCTGGAGTAAACCACGAAGGTTTGCTTCAGTCATTGAACCTGCACTGGTAAGGTCAAAACGGGATCCACTTACTGCTCGGTAACCCTGTTGAAGGGATGAACCATAAACACCATTGGCAGTGGTATTGGAAGGATCTGTCCATGCTCCCAGGGCACCTAATTTGTCACCTGAACGAACACCACCTGAAACTGCACTGGCAGACATTTCAGAGTCTGAACAAATGAGTGCTTCAATATCTCGTTTTAACTCGATAAGGGCACGGGCCTTGGAAGTTGCATATAAGCCTGATGGACCTGCAACATCAACTGCCTCGGCTTGTGGTGATACACTAAAAGTTCTTTGAACCTGTTGGATTCTGTTTCCGAAACGGCAACGCTCAGTTGTTTTGTCAACAAAGTCACCATCGAATGCTAAAGGTGTTCCGTCTGCTACTCCTGGAAAGTTAACCTCGGAAAGGTCATCTACCATCCATTCCGATAGCATGGCTTTTGCTTTTGGCCCCCGTGAGAGCATTGCGAACATTGGTGTAGATTCTACTGCAGTTCTGCGTAAAGTGTTGTCGAGTGATTCCCTGGCACCTCTTACTGAGGGTCTGTCTCCTAATGAATATGATGTGGCCTGTGGCATGAGTTGTTTTTCTCCTTGATAAAAATTATGATAAAAATGCGATTAGTTGATCTTCAGACACATTACCTTTTCCTAGAACGGAACTTTTGTTTTTCACTTTTCGGACTGGTGGAGAAACTTCACTTGGGGGTTCGCTTAAAACTTTAGGAACCTTTTTTGTGACCTGCTTAGTTGCAGGTTTTGAACTTTTAGTACGAACAGACTTACACCCTTCAACTATCAATGATTTTATATACAGGCCATTTGGCAGTGTATCTAAAACTTTGAATCGTTCGTTGGCATTGATCTGTTGGAGTAATTCTGCTTCAGGTGAATTGGAATCTTTTAAAAAAGTAAAAGTTTCCAATGCTTGTTGATCTGATGATGCCCGTTCCTGNAGGAATTTCATTCTAGCAGGGATTGCTTCGTCCAAATGGTCTTCTGCGTTGTCCCGTATTTGCTTGATTTGTTCCTTGGTGTATTCCTGGCCACCTTCTTCAACAAAGGATTCATCTTCATGCTTCCTGGCCCATTTTTTGGCCCCAATTGCCTGTTGTCGTAACTCCTCTAATTGTTCAAATGTTTCAACCTCGGAAACGGATGCTGACTGGGCTTTTTCCTCGGATTCTGTTTTTCTTAAAGCAGAAACCTCGGCCTGGATTGCCTGGTAATTTTCTTCAGCACTTTTTGCCCTGGCAGTTAATTTTCCTATCTGCTTAACAAGTTTTTGAACTGATTTTGGAGTTTTATTCTCCTCTTCCTGGTCTTCCTGGTCATCCTCGTCCTCAACCTCTTCCTGGTCCTCTGATTGTGAAAGAACTTCTTCATTCCCATCTTCAGATTCAGTCTCTACCCCCGATTCATCAGTGGTAACCTCCTCTTCCGTTGACTCTTCAGCTACTGGTTCACTCGCTATAAAATTGAGTAAATCATCACTGGAAAGATTTTCGTTAGGTGTGTCTTCTGTTGCTTCGGCAACCTCGATTTGGTCTGTAATCTGCATTTTAAATTAAGTTGCATTCTTGACTGCAGGGTTGCCCCTGCCATGAAACTTAATTTTAACCTGAAAAATTTAGTTTTAGACTAAGTATCAGGGGTAAATTCAATTACATCATCATCGAGCCACTCGTTTAAACCCTTGACCACTGACGAAATGATCTGCTCTGCCTCTAGGTCACTTTCCTGGGCAAACTGATTGCACAGGGTGATTACGGCAGACTTAATCTGACCTTCAGGATCCTGTGGGCCTGGCATCGTTAAGATCACGGAGAAAATTATCCAGGACAGAAATGCAACCTGCTATGTGTGCCAAAATCTGTGGATTTTCCACACTCGCAGTTGAGGTTAGGTCACCTACATAACCATCCTTCATATCGCTTAAATGCTTTACTAAAAACTCAAAATCAGGTCTGTCATGCAAACCTGCAATTGCATCGTTTAAATTATCCACTTACTTCTTGGGGTTGGGCATTAGATGCAGGGACATTACCAGGGGGTGCCCCTAGCTTGCCCGTAAGTGCATTGCGTTGTTGTTGTTCCTGGAAGGAAATTTGCTTTAGGTAATTTTCCAACCTGGCTTTAAAACCTTCGTCATTTTCAAGCCTGTTTTGAATGTCTTCCCCAGGTATTTCCTCTGTTCCCTGCAAGTAACCCTGGACAACCTGCATTCTTACTTGTGGGTTGGCATTTTCAGGGGCATTCACAACCTGCCCTGATGCAATCTTTGCCAGGTCAGAACTTGTTTCCTCCACTTCTTTCTGTGTGGATGCTTGTTGGGGCATGATCAGTCGGTCAGCAAGGTTGGGGTCAATTGACTCGGCAAACAACTTCATCAGTTCCCCAAAGTTAGCCTGGCCCTGTCTGTCGTACTGACTGAATACCTCACCCAGTGCTTTCAATTTATCCAGGGATTTATCCTGGTCCAGGGAGTCAGCATTAAAAGTTAATTCAAAGTCAAACTGCTCACTGGTTTCCTCAAATGTTGCCTGAAGGTCCTGTTCGTTACCTGTGGCCCTGACCCATTGCTCAGGACCCCCGTAAGTGCGTTGCAGGTGCCATAATTGTTTAAGCACTGGTCTCCAGTTGGATAACCACATACTAACCATTTCTTGACGAATCAAGTTTGCTTCAACCTGGTCTTCTTTGCTTGTTGGTCTGCCTGCAATTTTATTGGCAATCATGCGTAGTTCATTTTCCACTTCTGTCGAAGCAGGTGAATACGCAGGTATGTCCATAAACTGAATTTCACCTGGTCTGCGAACAGGAACAAAACTACCAGGGCCTATGCGTTCAGGTTTTCTTCCAACAAGGTGAGTAAGGGGTGGAATTGTGGAAAGTGATGCTCGGTCAATTCGTGAATCAATCTCAACTTTGATTGCCTGTTCGTAGGGATGCAATATTTCACATAGTCCCCTGGAATCCAAAATACGATGGTTTATTGCTTCTCGGCAGAAACTAGTAAACGGGTATTTGCCCTGGGAATAAGCAGACAATTCGTGCTTTGCATATCCTTCAATATCTTCTGAAAAAATAGTGTGGCTTATCAATGGCACTCCGTCTTCGTCCAATTCCCTTCTGTAACAACTGACCAATCTGATCAACCCTTCGTAATGCTCAATATCATCGTGGTTCCTGTGGACAGGAAAGTCAGTAAAGTCCCCTGATGCATTTTGGGAAGCCCCGTTTTTAATCAGTTCGTCCACAAAGTCAGGGTCAAAACCCTGGGTAAAAATCATTTCTTTCAGGGACTCAGGACTATGGTGATGAACGCAATAAATTGCCCTGGCATTCTGAATATCAGAAAGCACATTGGAATCAAAAATTATATCCCTGCCAATCTCGTAACTTTTTATACTGGGTCTATTATCAACCAGTCTTTCCTTGGGCACTTCTGCCTGGCCCTGCTTTTGCAGGCCCTTAATCATTTTATTGATTCTGCTCTTTTTAAGTTGTGGGAATGCTTCAGCTAACAACTGGTTGGCACTTTTATCTTTTGCCATTATTGCTTCTGCCAACTCAGGTGCCTGTTGGGCAATTTCTTCCAGGGAAATAACATCGTAGTACCTGTCAATTTTACGGCACCAATAAGTGCCTAAAATTCCATTACCATACATTTGCACATTGTTTGCCAGGATCCCAACCTCACGATTAAACTCCGTCATTTCTGACATAGTCCACTTCATAAACTTTCCTACCAGGGCAGAAACCCTGGAGTCCGTTGCTTCCGTTGGAACGGCACGAAGGTTGCCCCCTGATACTGCCCGTTTCATCATGGCAACATCTGCACCCACAATTTGGTCAATTAAGCCAACNGNCTGGTCACTGGCACCAGGCCAGGGGAAGGCAGTTGGTCCTTCTTTCCTGTTTGTNCTGTAATTCCTACCTGCCCAGGCACCAAAACGGGAGTCCCGTGCAGTGTCAGACTTGTCCTTGTAATAGGATAAATTATTCCTGCATCTTTCCAGGTCACCCTGGAGAAAGTTTATGTCAGGCTCATCCGTAAAAAGTTGCTCATTGGGTTCTTCCATCCAAACCTAAGTATAAGTTAAATTCCCCAACTTTAGACTTAAACTTAGCCAGGGCAGATTGCTCGGCCCGTTGAATAACCATTATGTCAGTGCCACAAAAATCTGCTATTTCTTCCAGGGTCATTTTTGGGTAATCTTCCCCAGGTTCTGTCAGGGATGCATTCCTGATTACCAGGTAATTCAGCAGGGTATCAATTCGCTTGGCCCTAGTTGCTTTTGGCTCAAAGCACTCTTGCAGTTTCTTCATCCACCAGTTCCAGGGTAACCTCCTGGTTTAACTTATACCTGTCCCTTGGTTTTTTGACTACAATTCTAGTTATTCCATCATACTCAACCTGGATTAACCTGGCATTCACAAGTAACCTGGTAACTTTGGCATTTTGATAACGGGGGTAATTATTGGAAGGACCCCTTAATCTTCGTTTTATCGTGCTGACACTGATGCCCAGTTTCTTACTTATTTTAGCGTAGGACAGGCCCTCGTTCCGTAAAACCTGAAGTTCTTCTTTTGTCACATCATGCATATTGCTTTTTCGTCAGTGGTTTAATGTTAGTTTTTTTGACCAGATAAAACGGAGTGACTCCTGAATGGGAGACATATCCTTTTTCCTGTAAATGCTTCAAAGTGGTGTACCCGTGAATAACTGCTTCCTGGTCCTGGATCTGTTTTCCCATGTTGACCAGGGGAGTGCTGACAAATGCATAATAGTCAGGTTGGTTTCGCAGGGTTGTTGCTTTTACATTAATTGCAAACGAGTCCTTATCACTCGTTTTCACATCAAATGTTTTTCCGTTATTTAATCGAAAATCATACCATTTTGAACTGGTTCCCGTGTGGGTCCTGGTTTCCCAGGTAAAGTCAGGGTAAAAGTTAAAGAACTTGGCAAAGGCTAATTCTCCAATGCATCCCTGCAAACTGCTCTGTATGGTAATACTCGGTTTCTTGCTGATCCGATTATTAGAAGCACGAAGGGTAGATATGATAATCAGGTGTTCAATCTCATTCGCATCAATCGTTATTTTATGCATCAGTATCCTCCTGGTTCAGTAATCCTTAGTTCAGAGTCTTCCAGGTAAGAATAATTACCTATAGCAACATATCTCAGGCAGTCAGGGGGATCCTTGCAGACCCCTTTCATCCCGTCATCAATCTTATAATTCATGCAACAGAACAGGGTGTTTCCAACCTGGTCAGAAAAGAACAACCTGGGTTTGTTATTCAGGTCAATTGGTTTGCTTTTGTCATAGGACAAAAGGGAATTAATTGCCTGTAACCCGTCTTCAATCGGTAACCCTTCGGCAGGCCAAACATTTATATCGTGGTCCTGTAGGTCACTTATAATATTACTGGTCCCTTCGCTTTTAGCGTAAGTGGCACTTCCCATCCTGGGGTCAATGATTATATCCACATCATCCGTGCAACCCAGTATTTCATCATCCGATATGCCTTGGAGCATATCTCTGATAATTTTCGCATAATCCCCTATCCCGTTGCCATTGGGTTTAGAAGCATCCCCTGGAACACCCTTCTCACCCCTGTCCAGGTCTGCCCATTCTCCAACATCTACACCAGGCCATTCCTTCAGTACCCAGTGGACCCCAAACACATCAATGGCAACCAGGAGCATAAACCAGGACTTACTGCCTGCAGGGTCAATACTAAGCACATACTGACAGGGGTTATTCTTCTTATCCTTAATGCAGGGTATATCCTGGTGCTTCTTTACTACCCTGTCATCCAGGTTAACGAAAGTGGTGTTACTCGGTTTAGTTGGTAATCCGTAGGCCCTGGTCAAAACTTCATCCCGTCTTGCCCCTTCCAATTGCATTCTCATGGCAGGCCATCCCCCATAGGGATTGTCTGCCGTATGAAAATATAATATCCGTGCGTTTTTGCGTACGGGTTGTTGTACAATAGGGACCCGTTCACCAGGTAATAATTCTGCTTCCCTGTCTTCCAGGGTAACTGCTCCTGACAGAAAACTAGCAACTACATTGGTCCATCCTGAAATTGTTGTAAAGGTACTGATCACCCTGGCAGGGATCCCTGTTTTAGGGTCTGCCCTGGATAAACACCTATACCTAGCAGTGTTTAAAAAATTTTGGGGCACCTCTTCGTCAAACCATACCCCAATATTATGTGTACCAGGTTTAACCTCCTCTTTACACCCCACTTCACCCCCTTCAATCGTCTCAATGTTTTGGGACCAATTACGGAATACGCAGGTGCTTCTATTGGGTAAAATGAAACTGGATGAAGTATACCCATTTTTCTGTGAGTAACTTACATAATGAACCCTGCTTCTGCCCAGGTTCTTAAATTCAGCAGGCAGGTACTTATGCACCACTGCCTGTTGGTTCGCTATGCTATTTTGACTGGTAGCAGTAAAGCACCATATAACACTGCCAGGGTTTGCTACCAGGGACTGCACTACCCTCTTCGCAATTACCTCGGTTTTGCCACTCCTGTTACCCCCAAGCAGTAACAATTCTGCCTTTTCCTTAAGTATAGCATCCACCTTCTTCCAGTGTGGTAATTCTGTGCCATACCTAAAAGGGTCTTCCCGTTCCCTCTCAATAGCACCTTCTCTCCTCTCCCAATATTCCAACAACCTTTCTGCACCCATTTGAATCTGTTCCTCCTGGGATGGAATTTTTAATATTGGATGTGGGGTCCAGTCTAGTGCCATGTGGGCAATAGTAACAAGGTTCTAAATTATCGACTAGGGTTGCCCAGGGAATGGTACGATAAGGGAATGCCCTTAATATCCCCTTGACAGGTTTGAAGGTTGTTAACCGATAACTACTAGGAATTAGTGGTTGATCTGTAACCCCCTTCAGTACAGGGCTAAACGGGGTTTTACCCCCCCTGGCTAATTGGGAAAATTTTTTCATTTGGGGGAATCGGTCTTGGAATCGTAACCCGTTGATAATCAAGACCCCCCCCTCCCCTCCATCCTGACAAAAACTGACAGACAATAATTAATTAAACACCTAAATGCATGGTAATAAACAACCTACAATTCTGTAGCACTAGATATAATATGCAGTTAATTCTGACAGGGGGGTGTATTTTCCTGGAACCCTAGTCGATTGAAAAACTTTTCAATAATCTTGCACCAATAAAATCAAGCAACCAATCCAACCTGAACCACCTGCCCATGATAGCACCACTGAAACCAACCAACACTGAATTACCTGACATGGTCCTGGAACACCCTGGGATCCATGTTTTAACAGAGGAATACCATGACTGCATATGTGGTATTGATTCTGATTGTGAACGGGTCATCTATAACCTGGAGAAAATGCTTGAGGTAATTATGGCAGGGGATGAAACCCTAAGCAGGGATGATGCTTATGAGCATTTTACCCACAATATCAAAGATTGTATGCCTAAAGCAGTTAGTCCTGTCTATATATTCCCTGTTAACCCTGAATAATATGCCAACCAAGAAAAAGCGTAAGAACATAGTCCCTGATAACCTGCCTTCCCTGGTAACCCCTGAAGAACTATGCCCGTCCTTATTCACAGGGAACAAACTGGCAGAAAAGGATCCTGAAAGGTATGCCAAGGTTGTCCAGGAACTATCAGAAGGCAAAGCATTAACCAGGATAGCTAAGGACAACCATTGTGCCCCTGAAACCATTACTGCCATTGCAAAGAGGGAAACTAAAACCATTGATAAGGTGCAGTCCCTGACAATGGGCCTGACTAGTTATGCTAGTCAAGCCTGCCTGATGAAAATAATAGACAAGTTGGA